GAACTGAAACAACTCAACTAATGGTGCAGGTCCTGATGCTCTACCACCGAAAGTCTTGAGCCTTGCACCTGCTGGTCTAACCTGTGATACATCCCATGTAGGTACTTGTCCTACATATAACATAGCAATAAGTTCTCGTATTGACTTTGCCCAACCGGGTCTACTGTCACCAACAGTAATGATAGTAGTGCTATCTTCAAAGTGTTCATTGACTATAGGTAACTTGTCTACATTCTCACGTTCAACAGAGAAGCCTACACCTGTACCACACATAAGTATGTACATACATTCATCAAATGAACGTGGACTATCGACAGGTATGTAGCTACAATTATAACCACCCACATGGCAACGGTCTAAGGCAGGTCCTGCTGTCATTAAAGCTCTCATGCTAGGCATTACACCTAGCGACATTATCTGCTCTGTGAGCTTATCCTTGAGAGCCTTTGTAATATTGTACGAATGATTCTTGCTAAGATGATTACTCATATAATCAAAATATCTATCGACAGTCTCTCCCCAATTCTCTCTGCGTTGTTCGTCATCCTTCCATCTTGCATAGCGAGAGAGTGCTATGAAGTTTTGGTAATCCGTTGGTAAATAGTTTCTCAGCATTTATTTCACTCCATTATTGTTTTAATATTCTTTATCACTGCACCGTCAACATCATAAAAGTATTCCTGTATTCCTTCTTCTATTTCTAATGCTACATTCTCATCAGCAGGTATTGGGTATTCTTCAGGGTCTATATCTAGTGTAAGAAATACTTTAACTCTTATCATCATAGACCTCAATAAGCTTATTCAAATACCACTGTGCTTTCTTTAAGTCTTCTACACCATTCTTGTATCTAAATCTCCATAGGTACTTAACTATATTACCCTGTAAGTAGTAATCAAATCCATCAACTAACATAGCTTCAAGGGCATCAATCGTTTCAACACCTGCTTTGTTATAATGAACAGGACTATTAACCATGTCTTTAAAATCTGCTTGTTCTTGTTTCATTTTCATATACTCCATGTGTCTCATTAGGCATTACCCTTTGTACTAGAATCAATAGATATGTGTATAACATTATCCTCTACGTTTAATATTGTAGCACTGCTTTTGTCTTTACCTTCTATCATATCATGGTACTCTTTGTCAACAACATTATCAACATAATCAGTTAAATCTTCTCTTAGTGAGTCATCTGTTTCCATTATAGGCACTGTTGCACACATTAGTTTGCAAAGATGGAGCACTGAATAGTAGTCATCATCCTTCATTCTATTCTTAGGGTTGGCTATTATCGAAACCTCTACAATACCATTCCATTTAAATTGCTTATCTAGCGTGGGTCTTACTCTTATTATGTAGTCTTCACGTAATATATTATTTTTTGTAGCCATTGGCTAACTCCTTTTTATTTTCTTATCCGTGAACTTTATAAAACTTGGATGCTTATTCTTACCTTTTTCTTTTAACCAATCTTCAGGTATTATCCTGTCATAGTATCTGAAGCCATGTTTAATACACCACTCTGCATATGTAGATTTCGCACCTTTGCTTAGTTTACTTCGACTGTTTGTAAATACAAATCTAATATCTAGCTTGGGGTGTTGCTTCTTAATACACAAATGTTTCCTTCTATCTGTTGTTAAGAACCTTCCTTTTGTTTCTATTATAATACCATTGTTTAATATAAAGTCAGGGGTATAGGTGCGATAGGCTAGGTCTTCCCACTCTATCTTAATGGATTCATAGCTATACTTATGCTTATGTTCCTTTAAGTATAGGGAGATGGCATGTTCTAATCCACTCCTATACCCATACTTTATAGCTTCTTTACGAACACTATGAGGTGGCATTTAATTCAACATAAGAAACTATCTTAGGGAACTGTGCCTTAGACATTACTGAAGGAAGTTCCTTTAGGTTCTCCCAACATGAACGTTTGTAATCACAGAAGTTACAACTCACTCCTAGTATTTTATTGCCTGTAAGTTTTGCTCTAAAAGTTTCGTCTATAGGCTCAAAGCAACGTTTAAATTTATTCTCGTGTACTGTTTTAATAGTTGCTTCAATCTTTTTCATTTCTTTATCTTCGTCAGCATTTGCCGCTGACACATATTTAAATGCACCATTAGCTTTGTTGACTACCCACCAACCACCTATTCTTTTCTTGGCAGCTTTTGCGTAGCCAACTAGCTGACTGACATAACCAAAGGGGTCTCCCTCGCTTAGTGTTTCAAAGTTAACAAACTTATTATCATATGACCAACCTGAAGCAGACTTAACATCGTCAACTGCACCGTCAATAACTAAGTCATAAGTTCCTGATATCTTAGTGTCACCTACTTGTAGTGATACATTCTCAGGCTCTTCGTACTTAACTCCTGCACTCTTTAACAAACCCTTGAACACTGCTTCTACAATATCTCCTAACATCATGTTCATCATAAAGTTAGTAGGCTTATCAGAAGCTAACTCAGATTTGTTTTTCTCAAACCACAGTTGGCAAGTTGGTCTGCCTAAGTTAGACATACGTAACCTGAAGTCACCACGAGGATGACCCCCACCGAACTGCTTTCTAAGTGCATCCATTACATCCTTGCCTACCTGTTCAATTACTTCTTCTGACATAGTAGACTTACCATTGACAGCATCAGACATGTACTGATGTACTGCTAGTTCAGCAGGGTGATTCATTAGGCTACCTCATCTTCATCAATGTCTACAAAGTCATCTACTGTAGACATATCCTCATCTTCCATTCTCTTGTTTGCATTTTCACTCCAAGCATTTAATATATACTCATTGTAATTCTGCACCCATGCTACGAAATCAGCGAATAGCTTTTGGTCTGAATCGTCTAGTGTTAATACATTAGTAACATCAAGGGATGTAACAGGTAAGTAAAAGCTATTACCATTAGGTAACTTTCTTTCCTCTGTATTGGCAGTAACTAGATGATGTACAGGTAGTCTCTTCATCTTGGCTAGTTGAGTGAAGATATCACCTACAGTCTTGAAGGCATCTCTATTCTCTACTTCCCATATGAACGGTAGGGTAGATACTTCAACAGGCTCTCCTGTATTATCAGTTGGTTCAACAAGTTCTATTGTACCAAACACAACACGTACCCTTTTAATCTGCCTGATTAAATCCTGCATCTTTTCAGGTAGTGCCTTGAAGTCCTTAATCCAACCTGATGGTTTACCACAGTTGAAACCACCATCGTTATCCTTCAAGTCTATATTGAGATTATCTCCCATGATAGTCTTGACGTAACGATTAGCCTTGTCTCCTGCACCCATGATAAATCTCTTATACATAAACCTCTGCATAAAAGGTCTTATCTTAGCTGACTTAGCAAAGTAAGTTACTCCGTCAGGTATCTCAAGCTTATAAGTACCACCCTCAACTACCTCGACCTTGACTAACTTACCCTTAACTTCTTCTTCCCCCATAATGCCTGTGTGATTAATCCTTAACCTAGCTAGGGTACTAGATTGTTTCTTATCAGAAGAACTTTCTCCTGACATACCCATGACTTTTGCCATTGCATTATAGTTGTTTGCATCTATAGTTATTATTTCATTATTCATAATATTACCTTTCTTTCTACTAAAGTTTTATTGTTATATCATATAACGTCTTTGGTGTCAAGCCAATTATTACCTATTTTTGCTTCTAATAATAATGGTACATTAAACTTTATACCAAATCTACTTTCAATTAAACCATTCATCTGATGATTAACCTGTGTAATAATATACAACACCTGCTTCTCCTCTTCAGGGTGAACGTCAATCACGATAGAATCATGCACACTATTAACGACACAACTCTGCATAGTCTCTAGCATCTTGTCTATCCTTACTAGGATAAGTGGTACAATATCAGCAGTAGCAAATGATTGAACAGGATAGTTCTTTATCTGCGTAAAGTGTGTGACACTACCATTTCTCCTTCTCTTAACATCAGGAAAAGAAAACTCTCTACCTGATGGTGTCTTTATCATGCCTGTATTCACAGCTTCTTTAGCCAATCTGCCATGCCATGATTTGATTCCTTGATACTTTTCTGTGAAGTGCTTGTAGTACTCAGCTTCTGCTTTACTTCTTCCGAATCCTGTTGCTCCATAGAGGGGTGCAAACGTGTGTGCCTTCGCATCTTGGCGAGAAGTCGGTTGACCTGCATCTGTAATAACTTTAGACGTATAAGAGTGAACATCGAACCCTGTAGAAACTTCTTCAATAGCTACCTCATCCTGTGATAGGTAAGCAGATACCCTAAATTCTAACTGTGCAAAGTCAGCTTCAAGTATCTTGCCACCCTTCCAACGTGAAACAAACACCCTCTTAACAGGGAACGTACCACCTCTAGGCATATTCTGCATGTTAGGGTCTCGCCCACTAAACCTTCCTGTAGATGTCATGTGTTGTGTAAGTCTCACATGTAATTTGCCATCAGGTTTTAAGTATGTATTAATGCCATCAACGAATGATGATAAGTAAGTCTCAACTGCACTAAGTCTACGTACATTAAATAAGAATGTCTCTGCATCCTTCATGCCACGTTGCCTAGCAACACCCTCTAGTACCTCTAGTTGTGTCTTGCTCGTTGAGAATCCATTAGCACTTACCCACTTAGGGTTGGGTGCATTGAACTTTAGTCCTGCCACACTGTCCACAATATCAGTAAAAGTATGACCATCCCCATTACAATTCTTACATTTGGTGGGGTTAGTATAAGGTGTTCCATTCTTCTTTACCTTTCTAATCTCTCCCCATCCTTTACACTCTATGCATGTAGAAGCGTATTGTCTGAAGAGGATTTTAGAATGTAGTTTAGTTCGTTTACGAAACTCTGTGTCACTCATGTATGGCTCAAAGTTATTTGCCCACATAGCTTTATCATGTGGCTTTCTACTATAGATAACCCATGATAACTGCTCAGGACTATTAAGATTGATACGTATGTCACCCATCAACTTACTTACTTGGGTAGTTAAGGATGCTCGTAAGTCTTTTCTCTCTTGCTCAAACTCTTTTCTAACTTTTTCTAAGGCATCAACATCAACTGCAAATCCACGTTGATATATCTTAGCTAGTGTAGTGGCAACTTGATTAGTTAAGATGACAGTCTCGTGTAATCCACCATACTCTTTTGTAAGTAGCTTCTTATATATCTCTTCACTCAACTCTTGAGTTGCATGTAAATCAGCAGACAGATATTCTGATAGTTCTTCAGGTGGTATCTCATCTACCCCAAAGCCTTTCTTAAAGTATTCCTTTAGAGTATCCTGCTTCTTTGTATTTAGATTGTATCTTTCTGCACATGCTTCAAGAGAGAGTGGGTGTTTCTGACCACGTAATAATACATACTCTCCTAGCATGGTATCAAATACTGAACCATCATACTTGAACCCACACTCCCATATCCACAATAAATCATGTACTATATTGTGACCTATAAGTATAGTGGCTTCATCTAATAATTCCTGTAGTCCATCATAAGTATCTCTGAACAGATACTCCTTACCTGTATCAGTCAAGCAACCTACCATAACTAACTTGTTATTAGTTTCAAATGGGTCAAGATGTAGCTTGCCATCTCTATGTGTAACTGTGTTCTCTACGTCTAATGTTAGCTTCATGCTTCGTACCTCGCTGTCTTATAGTCAAGTTCACAGTGTACACTACCATGCCAACCTGACAACTTATTTTTAACAACATTCAAGTGTCGTTGTGAATCTTCTTCATCTTGCCCTTCTACTTGTGGGTTCTTAGCTATCAATATCATAAGGTCAGCTTCTGCTGCCTTACCTGTACGTGAGCCTTCCATCATAGCTTGGTTAAGTATAACCTTACCTTCTGCTTCAGCAGATAACTGTGACATATAGAAGACTGCACACTCATGTTGCTTTGCAATCTGCCTAGCGTGTATGGCATTAGCCTTCAAGGCTTCGTCTGCTCTAGCAAACCCTGATGTCCTAGCAAACTTATCTCCCATATCTAAGAGTACTACATCAGGCTTGTATGCTTTACACACACTCTCAACCCATGCCATATCTCTACCTGTTGCATCCTTAATCTTTATCCTATCTTTAACAGGTGCATATAAGTCACGAGCCTTACTAGGGTTAGCCTTTATCTCTCTCATTTCCATACCTGTAGATGCAGTTAAGTATCTTGCACCTACCCTATGATAACCTTCTTCATTACATAAGATTATACAGTTAGCACCCTGATGGGCAAATCCATTTGGACTAGCAATCAATGATGCATGAAAGGATGTCTTACCTGTGTTAGGTCTAGCACCTATCTCAATCAAGTGACCTGCATTAACACCCTCTACCCTTCGTGTTAGGCTAGGTATGTTGAATGTCCACCTAGCTTCCAAGTCATTCTTAGCTAGTAGGGTATCCAAGTCTATGTCTTCCCATTCTATATTTAAGTTGGGGGTAAAGTCATCTCCGTAATGCTCAAGTATATTACGTAATGGTTCGAGAGAAGACTTAGCACCATTAACGTAATCAAATCCAAGATTAGCAATGTCTTCTCCAACAACCTGTTGAAATAGTTTAGACAATACTTCCTGTGCTATATCACTTCCAAGGGGTTGCTCCTTCTTTATCTGTCGAAACAAACTAGAGTATGCCTGTTTCTGTGCAGTAGTCATTGATGGATTATTAGAAACAAACAATGCTTCAATCTCATCAGGTGTTACTGTTCTCTCATATGTATCCATAGCTTTGTCTATGGCAGTCTTTATCTGACGTACATCCTTGCTAAATAATCTATCAGGACACTTAGCTCCTCTATGCTCGTCATAGAATGACTTGTCCATTAGGCTTCTTATTAATGATAGTTCCATGTTGGTTCTCCTTCTATTGGATTAATTTATTTAGGTTTAATAGGTCAATGGGTTTACGATATTTCAAGTCATCTGTTAGCCTAAGTACTTTAATATCATTGACATACCCTCGTAATTCCTTTGCAAAAGCTAGTGTCTTGGGTAGTGCATCAGGGTCTAGTGCTATAATTGCTATTGAGAATCGTGAAAGATACTCTTTATGTGATTCTGATAATGATGTACCCAACACAGCTAACCCAACGTATACATCACTGCCTACAACTGAAGCACTCACACAATCCTCAACAACTACTGCCACCCTACCACAACCATGTGTATAAGGCAAGCTATTCTTTCCGTATCGTTTCCACTTAGGTATCCTGTTTGCGATTGACCTTCCAACTGCATCAACAGTAACACTATTATCTTTCACTAGGAACACAACACGTTTTTCTTTTACATCATAGTGTAAATCTAATTCATCTGCATCTAACTCCCATACTTTACAGAAGTCCATGACCTCTCTTCTATTTCCATGTGGCACGAGGAAGTCAGGTAATATAAACTCAACTTCTCCTATGTCCATTACATCAGGTGTGATTGCATCACGTATGTCCTGTACTGACATATGTATTCTATGTCCACCCTTAGTCTCACACGTAGCCTTGTAACAATTCCAAATGATTTTACCCATATTGTTTGTCACAGTAAACGTCTTGTAGCCTTTGCATATAGGACAGTTGATTCTTTTTGTCATACCATTGGGTACGTCTAATTGTTTTACTATCTCGTTCATGTTATACATTATGTATCACTTTCCTTGTCGGCATTTACTTGCTTGTACCATAAGTTTTACGAAGTGTCAATGCATTATTTGCAGAGTCATACGTATTCTTCATGTATGGTTTCACAGATTGGGGGTTAGCATGACCTGTCACAGACATAATCTGACCCATAGATACACCTGCTTCCACCATTTCTGTAGTACCTGTCCTACGTAAGTCCATAAGACGTAATTCACTAGGCAAATTAGCCATGTCCATCACTCTCCTACCTACTTTTGATAGTCTTACCATAGAATATGTCTTGTATACTCCACGTAAAGGCTTGTAGTGAGGTACAACATAGGGTTGAAAACCATAATCTTCTCTCTGTTGGACTAACATTTCTAATAAGTCAACAGAAATAGGTAGGTGTACTACACTTCTTCTCTTAGACTGTTGCAAATTTAACACACTATTGTCAAAGTCTATGTTAGAAAACTGTAACATTCGCATATCACCTACTCTTTGACACCATTCGTATGCCATCTGTACTATCAAACCTACATTCCTGTACTGAAAATCAGCATAAGCTTCATCTAAAAATTGTATTACTTGTTCCTTTGTCCACACAGTATTCCTAACATGAGTGGTTTTTCTTTTGAAAGTTGAGAAGGGATTAGTTTCTGCATAACCCATCTCCATTCCATATGAATATACCTTACGTGCTACTGACGTAACTGCATTAGCTAAGTAAGTTCCTCTAGCTAACCATACTTCATATGACCTACGTGCTATTGCACCTGTCATTTTAGTAAGACGTATTGCTGACACACTTTTGCCATCAACTTTAGTTGCTAATAAAATGCCTATACAATACCTATAATCTACTTTAGTTTTATCAGCTAACGTATTGAAATCATTAGACAAATAGTACTTGTCTATAAGATTATTTATATTCATATGCTC